CTCTAAATAAGTAAATATTACATAATAGTATTTATTGAATTAACCAGTGAGATTTCAAAATGTCTGATGTACTGCTGCTGAACAGCGACTACAATCCAATTTCAGTTTTACCTCTAAGTGTTATAGGTTGGCAACATGCTGTCAAACTTTACTTCTTGGATCGCATCACTGTGGTTGAAGAATATGAAGACTGGGTAATTCGTAGTGAAAATTTCAGTATGAATGTGCCCTGTGTTGCAGTTACCAAAGAATATTTCCACTTTAAAAAGTCAGCAAAGTTTTCACGTAGTAACATGTTTCTACGTGACATGTACCAATGTCAGTACTGTAGCGAAGTTTTCGAACACAAAGAACTTACGCTAGACCACGTGATCCCACGTGCTCAAGGAGGAAAAACTACTTGGGAAAACAGTGTAACGGCTTGTAAAGATTGTAACCATAAAAAAGGCCACAAGCTGATTAAGCCACTTCGGATGCCGTATAAACCAGATCACTTTCAACTAATTAAAAAGTGGAGGGAACGGCCTGTACAGGTCCGACATGAGAGTTGGTATCAATATTTGGGCATTAAGCCAAAGTCTTAGATAGTTTTGTAACGACAATTATTACCATGCCATCTGCGGTAGTTTCCTAAAATGGTAACTTTACCGCAGTATTCGCATTCTGTCTTTCCTGCCTCCATTGCTTTCAAATAGTTTACTCGTTCTTCATTGGCAGGAGTCCTGCCTTTAAGGGCAGCTGACAATTTTTCACTGTGGGCAGCACTTCGTGCCTTACCTTTTAGTGCTTTTGAAATTTTTTGTTTATGCTCTGGTGTAAATGGTGCTAAATGTTTTCCCAAATTAATATCTCTTAATTTTTGCTTAGTACTTTCCGAAAGTGGCTTTTTCTTTATCCCTTTCAATCGTTTAGACTTTATCTCTTTTTGCTCTGGTGTATAAACATAACCGACAACACCGTCACCACCGTCTGTTTGATTGCGTAAAATACCGGTACCTAAATCTTTTCTACCGTACCACTTAATAAGTCTGCGCTCTAAAGCCAATGCACCAACATTAGTCAAATTCGATTCGACGATAATTATTCTATCTTTTGTCGGTTTACCTATTTCTCCCCTGCTTTTAGTAAATGCGCGGTCTCCTGTACCCTTACCAATATAATACGGAGTGCCATCTTTTCTTAAATAGGCGTAGACATAATAAGTATTCATATACTTATTTATCACCGGTTAGGTAAAACTAATTAGATAGGAGTTTCTTTTGTAAGATACGGTTTACTAAACCAAAGTTTAAACCAAGCGTCAGTGCCCGGTTTGATGTCGTTTTTACGCATCAGCTGGGCTTTTTCATTTCCGGTAACGCTGATGTTACTGCCAGGATAGCCTTCATAGGTACTCCATTTGGGACGATTGCCAATCCCGGCTAACATTTTAAGTTCTTGAATTTCGTCCATTATACGCCATACTTGTTCTTTTTAGGTTTGGCTACCGGACTGGTTTTATTTGTACTGTTAAGTTCTCTACTTTTAAAATCACCATTATTTAAATCTTCATAGTGACTGCCTACTACACCAAAAGCATCTTTCAACATTTTTTGTTCTTCGGGAGTGTAAGGAAAAGCTAAATTATTTCTACCAGCCCAGGATTCTCCGTCTACTTCAGGCGCTAATGGATTTATTCCATCTGCTGCGGCCACTGCCATCATTACACGATTTAATTCGTATACTCTGTCAGCGAATTGGGCATCGCGAAATTTATCCATTCCCACAGTGGCTTGTTGTAGTCGAGGAGGAATATCTCCTACTTTATCTTCTAAGATAATATCTTTAATTTTCATATATTACCAAGCACGGCACGACCAGTAACGAGCTTTCCACCTTGGACCAGGATTGGCACAATTATGTCTTGCCCTAAAACTTTTACGGCGTTTAGGATTTGATTTTTTAATCTTCATCTTTTTATCGCCAAAGTTTACCTTAACAACATTGCCTTTTGGTCCGCGGACATACACTTTAGATTTTTTAACATCACCTTGCATGGGCTTGCCTAATGCAACTTCCCTGCCTTGATATTTGGCTTCTTGCATTTCGTCTGTGCCATATTCATCTGCCAGTTGTTCTCCCATAATATCAATGATTTGCTCGAAGTCGTCATCTGGATGTAAACGATTGTCTATAGAAATGTTGTCGTACATATCTTGTAATTTTTCAGATACATATTTCTCAACGGCATCCTGTGGATTGTTCATAACATCATAGATATCCATAGTACCGTTTGCTAAATTTTGAAATAGATCATCGACTTCGGCCATTCGACCTTCAGTTACATCCTGTTGACTCGCACGGGCAATTCTCTGCTGCAATCCACTGATACTATCTTTGATTCCCCGTTGTCTTGTCCAGAAACTATGATCGTCACTGTATTCGAATGAAGGATCAAATTCTCTTTCCAACTTGGCCAATGCAGCTTTTAGTTCTGGTAAATTTGCTCTATCTTGAGTCAATGCATCTGCTTGTGCTTTCTCTCGTTGAGCAGCCATGGCCTTGTCAGACCTAGTTTTAACTCTAGCTAATCCTCGCTCTCGACGTTTAGCAATTGCAAGATTCTTTTCGCGCTCTTCGGGACTAGCAGCAAATACAGCATTCATTTGTGCCATAGCTTTACCCATAGAAGCTTTTTTATGATAACCACCCAGGCTTACTTCTGCTAATTTTACACTTTCAAACAAGGCACCACTAATACCTAGTAATGTCATTGTTTTCTCGTCGGCTTCTACTATGACGCCATCATGCATAAAACCAACAATACCAGTTTCGATAACTATGTTGCCCAATTCGATATCGAAGCTATCACCTAGTTCAATATTGTTTTCTACAATGACGTCACGTATTTTCATTTTTTCACCTTAATAGCTTCGTATTCTTTAATCAGTTTCAAACTCATGCTTTCTTTCATTGCTTGAGGGTTGTCACCAAATTGATATCCATGCGGAGTCATTTTCTTTTCTCTACCGGCTACGTCACCATTACCGCCTTTAGTTTGTACTTGTACAGGCATTACATGTTCTTCTGGAGTAGTGTTTGCATGATAACGTTCGTCTTTGGCTTCATCTACTTCTTCTTCTGGAACGTTTGTTGGAACTCCTTGTGACACTGGAGCTGCTGGAGTTGAAGTTGAAGGTTTTAAAGTTTCTGGTTTAGCAGTATTTAATGCATGTTGTTTTGATAATTCCAAACTCATTTGCTCACGGTTGGCTCTTGCTTGCTGCAATTTTTGCATATCACCTGGATCAAATTGACCGTCGGCTCCTATCTTAGGCAAAGGCATTCTTTCACTTAATTCTTCTTCATCGTCCCCTGTACTAACAACCATAACACTTTTTGGGTGTTCATGCGACATTTCGCCGTCACCGCCCATGCCTGCTAGTTTTAGCATTTGCATTAGTTCTAATGCAGAGTTACCATCGGCAGTAATAGTCACACTTTTGTTGCCATCGCTGCTCATATTAGTACTGACATTCATTCGGCCTTCTTGTTCATGCTGACCCATCATGCCATTGCCCATAGAACTCATACCGCATTCGTCTAGCTGTGTATCTTCTAATACTTTAATGCCAGCAATACGAAGCATTTGTAATAGCTCTTCGCCTTCTTTGACAGGATAAGTTTTACCACCTACTTTAATAGTTTCACCAGGTTGCACTCCGTCTGCTTTGGCTTTTGCAACTGCGCCGCCAAATGCATTGCCTTCTTCCATGTCATCTTCTGGCAGAGCACTAGGAACAGCTACTCCTTTTTCACCTGGCTTTGGCGGTTCAGCAGTCCATACTCCACCTTTAATAGAACCCATTGGGGGTTCTGAAGTCTTAGGAGTAGATGGTTTCGGAGATTGTGGTGTTTTAGGTGCGGGACTTGCACTTCCGCCATCTATATTTTGCGGAACAGGTACATTAGGTTGTCCTTTCTTAGGAGGATTAGATGTCCATACACCACCTTGAATACTACCTTCAATGAACTCTCTGAAATGTTCAGCAATCATTTTATTGGCAGTAGTAGAACTTTCAAACGTAGATTTTTTAGGACGCCCGCGGCCACGTTTAACTGCTGTTACGTTTTCACTGTCATCAGTTTCGCCAGTTTTTGGATCATATTTACGAGTATAAACAGTGCCTGTGGAAATTTGTTTCTTGTCAAACTTTCCAGTACCTTTATCTTTACTTCGTTTTTCAACAGACTTCATCATGTCATCCCATCCTTCGATGATCTGTTCTTTACTAAATCCAGCTTCATACATGGCTTTAATTGCTTCTTCAATTTTGCCTTTGTTATGTGCTTTCCAGGCCGCGCCGTATGCTTTGCTTTTTTCTGTCTTAGATAGTTTGCCGTCTTTGGCATATCCTTTTTTGATATGCTTGACCATGCGTTCTGCTTTAGCTCCTGGAGGTGCAACTTCTTGTACTTTCTTAGACTTGGCATCTTTGGCAGCTTTTTTCATAGGCTCAGCTTTATTGCCATCTTTATCTAAATCAATATAGTCCGGTTTAGCAGCTTCGTCCATCTTGTCATGTTTGGCACGGATCTTAGCCATTTTTTCTTTACTGGCGCCATCACGGCCTGCTTTGCGTAACGCATCCATGCCGTCTTTACCATACTTCTTATTGCCTAAGTATGCTTGTAATCCGCTTTCTTCAACTTCACCTTCTGGCAGTACTGGGGCTTTATGTTTGCCTAAACGGCTACGAATGTGGTCTTTTTTATCTTGCGTAGGGATAAGTTGCTGTATAGCACGTGGTCTGTCACCGGGCTTCCAGTCTTTGGGGGTGTTAACCTTGTAACCTCTACCTGGTTCAATCCCAAATGTTTCAGTGTCGCTTTGTGGAAGGTTTGAACCAATACGTAATGAGTCGCCTTCGCCTGATTTTTTATCAGCACTGGCGGCCTTTTTAAATCCCATATACTTCTCTGCTAGTACATGATCCATGCTTTCTTGAAGCTGCGTTTTAGCTTTAGGTTGTGATTGTGTAGCAGGCTTTTGAGGCTCCTGAGCTACTTTATTAAAATTATTTAGAATATTATAAATGTTATCGCTCATTTTCCGTTTCCTGCTTTCATACCACGTGGGTTAATTATTTTGTTTTTATGTGTGCCGATTGGACTTGCGCTTCCTTGCGGCAACTCGTTTGTTGTTTTTGCTGCGGGCGATTTGCTTCCAGCAGCTTCAGGGTACTCGTACTTGCGAGTTTCTTCTAACTCTTTAATTAAATTAGGGATTCTTGCATTTCCTACCAAATCTGATTCTACTTTTTCAGCCACCATGTCAGGCTGTAATAACACAGATTCACCAGGCTGTGAAGATTTATTACTCTGTTCTAATCCCTGCAGTGCAGCTTCATACGGGCTATTTGTAGGATTAACTTTAATACAAGCTAGATTAATTCCTGCTCGCTCTGCAATCAATGTTCTAACTTGTTCGTCATTGCATGGGTAGTTCAAAGAAATTTCCATTACACTAACTTCAACAGGTCCCATATTAGGAAACTCTGGAGTTTCTTGAATTGGTAATCGTTTTGGTTTACTAATAGAATCTAATTTGTAAGCTTCTAAAACAGTTTTAATTTTAGAGATTAGATCGCCTGGTAGCTCGCAGGCTAATCTAATTCTAAAATCATATGTTCTATGACTTTCAGTTAGATAGGCTTTAAATGGTTTCATATTCATTCCTAATATACGATATTTATTAAAATCTGGTAATTATTGCTTGGGTTTGTTTAGTATTTGTGCTAATAATGCATTTCTATCTAACACTACCCCTTGCCCGTCAATGGCATCATTACCTACACCAGCGCCGTCTTGTTTAAGTTGATGATCTAATCTCATTTTCTTTAACTGTAGATCCACCATTCTCAATTTTTTATCTAACTTGGCTTGTTTGGCTGTGATTGCATGACCCAACAGTACTCCGGCTGTTTGAAATACTTGCCCACTGAATCTGGCTTCCATGTTCATCCCCAAATCCATTAGATCATTGAAACGATTTTTAGCTAAGTCAGCCAGTTCATCCATTTCTCGATCGCTGGCATCAAGGCCTTTTACTTTAGGCAAGGCTTGATCGATTTTGTCTATGGCATTGTCTATGTCTGCAAACACAGATTTTTGTTCTTCTAGTGCTGCGGTGGCTTGTTCGGGTGTTGCATCGTCTGGCAGTTTTTCAGGCAAATTAAAAAGGTCTTCAAGTTTCTTCGTCATAACGGTATTTACCGCTTTTTGGTACCAGCAAAAATATCAGTTTCGTTGACAACTCTAAAAGTGAGACCTTGTGCTGCACAAAATTTTCTTGCAGCTTCCCATTTGTACATGTTAAGAGCCACTGCTGCTTTGTCCCTTACGCTCCTGGCTGCTTCCATTGTGGTTTCTTTTGTAGGCTTTACTTCAATTACTTCACCGTGACGTTTGCCGTTTTTATCAACATAAATGATTAAAAAATCAGGAACATAAATTGTATTTTTATTTGTAAAAGGATTTCTGTAATTTACATGAATTGCTTCACTGGCCCATTGCACCACTGCAGGGTTACTATCACAAAAATTCATAAAAGCAAATTCCCAACTAGACCTATAAGTTGGATCTCGTTTTCCTATATATTTTTCAGGATTTTTTATTGTATACTTACCCTGACTATACTTGCTCATGCTATTATAGTTCTTGTAACATATTGATTAGAGTTAGGACTTGTTTTTATTCCTAGAAAGCTAGTATTAACTCTTGAAGTATTAAGATACAATGCTATAAATGTGTTTAATTCACCTTCGGGCATCTTTTGAAACTGATTTAAAACGTCTATAGGATTTTCTCGTTGAACTTTTGCTGTCTCAATTACTGCAAGGACCAATAATCTTGCAGTTTCTGGGTTGCCTGTTTGTTGTTCAAAATAACTTAATATTGAATCGTTGATATTTTGATCAATGTCAACTGTTCCAGCAAAATAATTGTTAAAGTATTTTGTTGTTTTAGTTGTCCCGCTGGATTCTATGTTAGTGGGTTGAACTGGATTATATAATTGTTCTTGCATATTTAATTATCCGACATTGTCGTCGTACCCAAATCCTGCAACAGTGATTCCGCTGTTGTATGAACTAGGATAAGCTTCTGGAGAACTATAAAAACTATCATCAGGTGCCAATGCCAAATATTGATTTGCTGATGATGTGTCATCCGCTAAAATTGGCAACGAGACTGGTGTTATTTCATACGGATTATCCTGTGCTAAAGCACCGCCGATAACGCCAAAATTAACCGGAATACCATCTGTGGTAGTCCATACAGCGCCGAATGGAGGTCCTGCTGCTGCTGAATCTGAATTTACGCCAGGTGCTCTGTTGTAGAAACTCAATAATCCAGTGTCATTATTTCCTGGTGCCACTACTTGAACTCCTTCGGCATCTACAGATCGCACAGTTCCGTCTTTATACGTATATTTAACTCCACCAAATCCATCTGATATCGGAGGTCCTACTATATTATCTAATGGTTTAGACGGATCATATCCACCGGTACCAGTCCATGAAGAAACTACATTTTTAACTTTGTCAGCTGAATCGTCCCAAGCTTGAACGATTGCACCCGACGCTTTATTAATAATAGGCTGAAGACCATTATTAACTGCTCTTCCTATCGCAGCTCCTGTAACAGTGGACAACGATGTAGCAATAGTTCTGCCAATAAGAGATTTACCAAGGAATGTATTGCTTAGTGCTTGATTAATTGCTTGACCAGCATACAGTCCAGATACTGCGCCAGTAGCGCCAGCAATAGTGTTAGTAATTACTGCGCTGGTAGTTCCGCCAACAGTATATACTATACCTGTTTGTGGATCTGTTCTGTATTGTACACCGTTGCTTGGTAGTGTTACGCCTCGAGCTGCAAGAGTTCGTGTATCTTGTGTTATTGGAACAACTTGCCCAGGGGTACCAATAACTGATGCTGTAGCAGATCCAGGAATGTATTGCAAAGGGTTCCCAGTAGCAGCATCATATTTTATTACAGTACCATCTCTATATACATTACTGATATATTCTTGGCCGGACGGGTCCGTTGTTCTTTGTCCGTAAATTAGATTTTCTGTTAAATTATCGGGATTAAATACCCCAGATGCGGTAGCAGTGGTTTGAATTTGTGCTACCACTTGACCCGATGAATCAACTATAGAGGCAGTTGTTGTTCCTGTAACCGTTTGAAGACTTGCAGGATTTACTACCACCGTTCCATTATTATTTACTGTATCAAATACTGCGGTACTACCTGCTGATATTACTGAGTCGGTTGCGGTGACTATTCCCCTGTCAATTGCAGAAGCAACAGTGCCTAATACCGCATTCGTTGTATTTACTGCTGCTCCAACGGCAATGCCAGTAAGAGCACCACCAATAGACACTCCCGGGCCGGGTGTTCCTACGCTATAGCCGCTGCTGCCAACAATATTATTAAAGCCTGTCTGTGTCGATTCGCCGGGCGTGATAGGAAAATTAAATGGATTACTTCTGCCATTTAATGCATTGTTTATTACGGAAACACCATAGTTACCCACAACTGAGCCAACAACATTGTTTAAATTAACATTTTTAACGTTATTATATAAACGATACATTGATAGAAGACTAGACACTGGTCCGCCAGAACCGTCTGTGCCATCTGGTTTTCGTAGATCTTTTGGAGCACCATCGATTGCTCCTAAAATTCCTACATCACTGTATATATTAGTAGTGCTAGTAGAAATTGGACTCTGAGTATTGTCGTAATGTAATAAACTAAACCCATCAACACTTACTGGATTTACATAACCTGTAAAATATTTTACAGTTTCATATGCAACAGTCATACTATTTTCTAAAGTATCATTACTTCCAGCTGCTCTGTGTTCACCGTGCCTCCAATTAGTAATAATTGGATTAGCCAAATAGTATTCTGTGAATCTTTTATTATGTAAACTAAAAATCCTAATACTGCTTAGAAAATTTGGCAATGAATTATTTCGCGGTGAAAAACCCCAACCTATTTTATTTCGTGGTTGATACTTGTATGGTTGGCCGTATGCCGTTGTAGAGTAATCACTGTCCCTGTAGTAATATGTATAATAATCATTCCAAAAATTTGTAATTACATCTGCTGCATCATCATGAAATTTGATATCTACTGGATCATACTTAATGTTGGTCTGTATAATATTTTTTCTATTATATGCATTTAAAGTTTTTGTATCTACAGTAAACTTGGGCAAGTCTACACTTTTTACCAGCATCCCAGTTTCTAAACTTTGATATCTATCTGCAAAACTTAAAGCAGCGCCTAAAAAACCGCCGCCCAATTGAGTCTGACTTGGATCTAGATTAATTACTACATAATAAAGAAAACTCTGTTTAGGAGCTAATCTAAAATTATCTGCCAAAAATAGTCGTGTGGCATGATCGTAGGGATGAGTGGATTGCCCTGCTTGGATAGGCTTTAGATCGGCATTATATAATGAGGCCATAAAAATATTTATCAAATAAAAAAGCCCACCGAAGTGGGCTTTAGATACATGTTTAAACTATTAGCCTGTGATAGCTGCTGTATTAAACTGTGTAAGGCCTGGAGAGCCAACGCCTGCACCTGTTGTTTGAATAGCGTTATCGTAACGAATACTCATTGTAATAGTTACTGGGTCATTGCTACCATAATCTAAATCATTATAATTTACATCTGTTAAGAAACAACCATACAATTGCCATGCTTCTAGTACAGTGGGTTCAACTGTTCCATTAGCACCGTCCAACATTTCTATTGTTGTTACAAATTTGTAATCAATACCGGAACTTGCACTAGCCTGTTCCATAAAATCGTATTGTTTCTGTAACTGTTCGCCAACTAGTCTACTTACATTGCCGCCTGCATCATCTCTGAGAGTAGTTGCCACTGCGTTCCAAGTTGGGCGGCCTGCAATGTACACACGACTGTTATATACAGGAATTTCCACTGGATCGAAAGTGACTTGAGGTCGAGCAAATGACATAACTTGTTTGGTCATTTCTGTTTTAGGGTTGCTTACACCAAATTTTTCAAAAGTTACGCGATAACGAAACTTTAATTTTGGCATTAATAAACCTTGAGTGGTAGCACTTTGGTTACCACCTAAGGGTACTGTAAATCTTGTTAACGATGAAACTGCCATATTATGCTCCTGTTCCTACGGCTGAAGCTGATGCTAAATTACCAGCTTGGATTTCACCAGGGTTTTTCAACCTAATTGGTATGTAAATAAACTCAACATCTTTTGTTGGCTGAATAGCAACATCGACATAAAGTTCATTTCTAGCAATACGTTCTGGTGTGTTATTTGATGAATCACAAACTGCTAGGTAGTCTGTAATACCACGTTTTGCTACAAGGTCATTTAACAAGCTGTTTACAACTGTTAAAATACCGTTACGAGTAATTGGATCATTTGGTTCAAATATAAATGGCCTTGCGATCACATTCAATTGTTGTCTTAGATAGTTAACCAGTCTAGCAACATTAATGCGGTCTAATGCACTAGGAGTTGAACTTAATGTCTTTTGTCCGTAAATTAGTAGACCATTACCTGGCAAGAATGTCAACGGATTAATTTTATTAGTGTACATAACATCACGAAGACCTTGTGTTACACCAATACTAATGAACCTTCCGCTGTCTTGATCAATGTAGCCAATTGCGTTTAAATTATCAATTAGACCACGACGTGTTCCAGCAGGCGCTAACCATGGATAGCTAATATTGTCACTCTTAATCATTGCACGAATTACTGCATGACTTGACGGTACAACCACTGCGGTCCCACTTAGATCATTTGTTTGACCTTGTGGATAATATACACCCACATAAGGGTTAACAGTGGCTAAACCGTATTCGCCAGTGCTGGTTACATCACTAGTATTTTGTGCCCATCCTTGGATTGCTGTTCCAGTGGCTTGCAGTCTCATTGGTGAATCACCAATGATGAACGCTGTATTATCGCGATCTTCATTCAACGCAATCATGTTAGGAATAAGTTCTGGATATCCAGGGCAGCTGATTAAGTTAAACTGGTTTGCGTCTTCTCTCAATTCTGTACTGCTGTCGATGCTGGACTTTAATGCAGCAACAACTACACCACGTGGAGCTTTACGACCAAAATTTGGCACTCCGGTAACGTCAAAACCGCTTACTGTAACCCATGCGCCAGTTTCTGTTTGTGCAGAGTCTAATGGATATGCTTGCTGACTAAAGTAGTTAGGTCTATATTCCTTAACATTGTATCCGCTTGCACGGGTGTTCCATAGCAATGTACCTCTAGGATATAGTGCTGGATCTGGTGCATCTAAATCAGTGTGATTGCTTGTTAGCAACGATTTGATAGTTGGGATAGCGCCTGTTGCTGGGTCAGTTGTATTAACAGCACCATCTGGAGCCCAACGAGCATCTGCAAATAGAATACCATTTTGACTTACGCTATCAGTGTTATCAATTAACACCCACTGATTAATACCAGACACATTTTGATATCTATATAGTTTTGGATAGTTTTCTAAATCGCTAGAATCTAACCATAAATCTCCTAGTACTAATGGTGTACTATCGTCTTGTTTTGTGGGCTGCGATGTAGAAATAATTGGTCCGTTTGGATTTGTTTGTGTTAAATTATAACCACGAATGTCGCTGCTTAGATTCTGATATCCCAACCATGCGCTTCCGTTACTTACCATGATATCTACACGACTTGGTGTATTGTAATACCATAATGTTCCGCTAGCAGGAGCATCATACGGTTGTGTTATTGCAGCCGTATATGCTTTGTCATATGTATTTTCGTTGCTCAATGGTTGCCAATTTGTGCCAATTAGCACGCTGGCATTTGCCGGAGAGGCATAAACATTGGTTGCTCCAGCTACTATTGCAACATTGGCCAATGGAGTTTGAGCCCCATCTGTCAGAACCATATCTCCACCCTTTTGGTGAGTGATAG